CCCAAAGCCAATCCGGGAACGTCGCCACCAGCTTGTCCCACTGATTCGTAATTGTTTAGTGACTCAGTGAATTTCTTGTCGCCGTCTTTTTCGCCGAATTGCGCAACATAGTTTTGCCGTGTCGCTTCAACTGCGTTAGCAACCTCATCGCCAGCACCTACAATTTCGGCCAATTCAACAGAACTCGTATCACGAAGAGTCCTGTCAAGCATCTCTGTTTCGTATGCTATCTGGTCCTCTCGCCTTGTAGCTTCTTCTTTGGACATTAGCCCGATCTTCTCAAGAGTCGGAAGCAATCCGATGTCTTGTCCAAACACGTTCGTTTTCTGGACGGCACTGGCAGTTTTCTGCAAGCTTACTGCTGCACCCTTGACCAATCCACCAACCGCTTGCGCTTGAGCCGTTCTGACTTCCTCTATTGGCTTGCCAGTAAACGTTCCCCTAAGCAAGACGTCCGCACCCGCACCGAATCCTTTTAGGCCCTTCCACAGTTCTGTGAAAATCCCGTCTTCGGATGGTTCAGGCTTATCAAGACCAGCTTTGCGACGGATTGCGTAAATGCGTTCTTTTTCGGGACTTTCACCCAAGGTCATCCCGTTATCAACCCATTCAGCAGTGTTGAATAGTTCTTCTTCTGGAGTGGTGAATGCAATTCCTTTTTCCGTAAGCGCACCATCCTTCAGAAGGCCTTGATCTTCCAACATGAGGTAATCTTCACCAAACAGAGTCGCCTCTCCTTTATCATCAAGGATTCCGCGAACCTTCATTCCCTCTTCGGTATTGAATTCAGGAATTACAAATTCCCCACCAATTCTTGGATCATTCAATTCAAGATTTTGCCAATTTGGTGGACGCAAAGACATTTCTGCCATCTTGATGTTCTCGGCTTCTTTCGCAAGATACTCCTTGGTTGCCTCGGACTCAAGCGTTGCAATATCAGATTCAGGTTCCATTAGCGATTTCCTTGTGGCTTTATTTTAAGCCGGAGCCTTTCATTTGCACTCAGTGACCTCTCTGGAGTTTTTTCTTCAGTCAAGAGGGATTCAGAAGATATGATTTGATCAACAGCTTCTTGGATTTCATATGGATCTTTTTGTTCTTTTTGCAAACTTGAAATCGTTTTGGCAATTTTATTTGCTCGATTTGCGTATTTGATGCGGAAATCAATAATTTTCTTGTTACCTTCTGTTGTCTTGCCCATATTTGGAGACAATACAGTTTTGAAGTAATCCATTTCTCTGTCACTAATCGCTCCTTTGGTGAGAGCAATGTTCTTCATTGCTTCTGCTCCAACTCTCGCTTGGAAATCCTCCTCACTTGACACATCTTGTCCAAAAATCTTCTTTGCCTGCATTAATGTTTCTCGTCCAAATCCGGTTTTGACATTCGTGTTCAAAAGATTTGTAATTTCTTTTAATGGCTCCACATCAAGAGATGCAGTTGTCCCGGCTTCTCTTAGTGATCCAAGAGACTTGTCAAGCTCAAGCAGTCGTTGGGTTTGGAGCTTTGATTGAGGTGACTCTATTACAGGAGACGGCTTAGGAGAACCAGTTTGAGAAGTAATCCGAACCATGCCACCTCCAATTGGAGTTGAAGTAACGGAAAGCCCAGATTCGACTCGTTTTTGAGCTTCTTCCGCAGTAACGACTTCTCCTTTTCCTTCTTTTGTTGGAGCAAATCCAGGACGCGATCGTGGTTGTGGAGCAGTAGGTCCAACTTGTTCCGCTTGGTTTTCGGAAAGCTTTTGGATGTTTGATGTAACTCCTTGTGTCCAGAATTGATTTAGATTTCCTGGATCATTGCCAGCTCCGGGTGGAGCATAAATATTAGCAATGTCAGCAATAGATTTTGCATTTGCATATGGTCCAGTTCCTTCATTTATGCCTTTACCAAGGAGTCTCGCCATTTTATCAATCGACTCAGCAACGCTTTCAACTTTAACAGGCCCAGATGCGTCAGAGATCCCCATTGCGTTGTTTTTGTTGAGGAAAGCCGATGAAGTCCCGTTTCCGGTTTCGTGCATTGAAATAGCAGCCAATATGTTAGCAGGAACTCCATATTTGGCTCCAGCTATTTCAAAATCTTTAGCAAAAGGCTTAAGGGCAGCTGGCAAATTGTTAAGACTTGATGTGCTTTCCTCACCCAATCCGCTCACATTAATTGGCACATAGGAACCTTTCTCTGCGGCCCATTGCATTTTTTGGGTTCCCCCTTCAATCGAAACGTCCAATGTGGATGGTGGTGCATTCCCCGAAGCGAGTGCAGTTTGCGCCCTTGAGTTTGCATTTTGCTGAGCAATTTTAAGCTGCTCATTTTTGTATGCAGCATCCAGCTTTAGTTTATTTGCTTCAGACGCTTGATCTTGAGCTTTGATTCCAAAATTCAAGACGTTGCTAATAGAACTCGACGCTTGTTGAGCATAAGCAGCTGCTTCCGTTGGAGATACGTTTGGATCGTTTATTTTCTCCAAAAATGGAGATAGGCTCGACTCAACATCAATGCCAAGGCTTTTGCCCATTTTGATTGCGCTTTCGATACCAGTCACAGTCGCTTTAATTCCAGCATCCAGCTTTTTGCGCTCCGCCTTTGCCTCCCCGTATTTCTGGATACCGCTTCCAATCTGGCCTCCAAGGTTAGCCATCCCTTGCGCTTGAATATCAGCAGCGCGGGTAAAGCCTGAGAAGTCCTGCATAAACAGGCGTGGGTCAACGGAAGATCCTAGTAATGCCATAAATTTAGTCTTTCATGTAGCTGAGTTTTTCTTGATCCGCCCAAGGGACAAGAGATGAAATATTTTCAATAGTCATGTTGAGTTTCGGACAATGAACAAATTTAGCAGATTCTGGATTACGATTAATGCAGCTAGTGCAGGCATGAACGTAATCAACATTATGAAGTTTGTCTAGCTTCTCGCCCCAGACCCCCTCAAGTTTTTCGTAACGGTCCGAATCGTATGGGACATTATTGCTTTCAATGTATTCCCAAATATCTGCATGAGTCCAGTCGCGAAGAGGAAACATCATAGTAGCCTGATCCATAAGCACCCTAGATTCAATTCTTGTTCCGGCGTCTCCTCCAAGGATGGGATCTGAATCGCAACCTTTATGACCAATCCACAGGCAGTCAAATGACGGCACTTCAAGGTAATGTTGTTTAGGTCGCTTAAGAATATCCAGAGCACAAGCAAATTTGCTATTAATTGTTGGATCAGTAATTCCGGTTGGGCATGTGAGAATTGTTGAGTTTACCTTGTAATAATTCTGAACCTCCCATTCATCTCCTTCTTGTTGAAAAGCCGATTGATATGGATGCCATGAGTAAACAAGCAACTCCCAGTCTTGGGTGATCTTATCGTGAAACTTATATTTTGATGGTTGCCACGGTTCACGAAAAAATACCAATGGCAATTGAATTCCCATGCTACGCATGATATGCAGCAACACCATGCTATCTTTGCCGCCTGACCAACAAACCATTCCTTTCGGAAAATTCTTTGCGCCAGCCGCGATCAGCTCTTTCGTTTTTTCAAGTTTTGTCATTAAATCAGTGCTGCTCCCGCCGCCGCGCCTCCCATCGCTCCAAGCCCTCCAGCAATACCACCTCCTAGTGCGCCAAGCCCACCAAACAAACCAGAACTATATGATGCCTGTGCTTGCGCGTTGGCAGCTTGAGCTTGAAGCATGTTCTGCCTTTCAGCAGCACCAAGGTTAAGCCCCATATCTGGATTAATCAATCCCGGTGTTCCTCGACCAATTTGCCCCATCCCCATTCCAAGAAATTGCTGCCCAGATTGATACGAGAGTGGCTGTTGACTTAGCATTGAGAGTCCCGGCTGAGTGTAGAATCCTTGAGCTGCTTCATACGCACGACCACCAGCTTGTGCGGCTTCAGCGCGTTTACGAGCCATAACGTCTTCACGACCCATTGCTTCTCCAACAATTCCAAGGTTTCCGCCAAGCCTTCCAGATGACTGGAAGCTTTCACGGGCTTGTTGTTCATAACCTCGACGCTCTTGAGGGCTTACGCCTTGCGCTGATGCCCTTGACCTTTCGGCTTCTTGAGAGAATCCTTGAACAACAGCAGCTTGTTCTGGAGACAACCCCTGCATAACTCCGCGAGTAAGAGGTGCTTGCCCAACCATTTGACCAAGCTCTTGTTCACGGGTTGCTCCAAGTTGACGGGACGCCTCTTCGGATGCACGACGACTCAAACCAAACAAGCCTTCTTGCCTACCAACACCACCAAGGAAGCTGGAAATATCCCCAAGATTAAGCTTTTGGAACTCTGGACGGAATTGCTTCTCAAATGCAAGGACTTGCGGAAGCGCACCACCATAAGCTGATACAAACTTCCCAATATCAGCGGCATAATCAGCCTCTGGAGCTTCGACTTTCTTAGGTTTGCTTCCCATATTCTTGTATTATTTAAGTTTAGAGTAAAATTGTTGAATGTCGTATGACCTTATCCGTGGTAAATTCTTAAACTCACGCCGGAATGCGATGTATTTGAAGTCATCGAGAAATTTTCCAAGTGCTTTCCGCATATCACCAACGCACATGGTGACAAAGAGTGTGTCGCAATGGTGAAATTCACAGGCTTCTTCTGGAGAGTCTTCTTGCGAGAAAAACCCAAGGCAGAAGCTGTCAACATCAGAAACCACAATGCCAAAGCATAAATGCCAGCCAAGTAGTTTCTGAAAGTCTTCGCCATATGTCTTTGCTGCTTTTTCAAAGTGCTGGTTCATTATTGCTTGATGCAGTAAAGCATCGCAATGTTTTTAGGGCGGGTTTCAGTGCCTGAATTATTTGGTATGACTGAAACTGCATGTGGTCCACCACCAGTGGTGTTTACTGTTAAACCAGATCCGTCTTTAAAATATGATCCACTATGAGTATGAGGTCCAACCATATCGGCTTGCTTTGCTCCAAATGAACCAGATGCGGTTCCGTTTGAATTAGTACCACTACCTCTAACAAAATACCCACGAAGATCTGGAAGATTAAAAGATCCGCCAGACCCTCCGTATGTATATCCAATAGCCGCAAACAGTGTGGCGTATGTTGCTGTGCTGACAGAAGCCCCATCAGCTCCCAGCCACCCGGATGGAGCCGTATTCATGGCAAATGCCATAACTGCTCCAGATGGCAATAATGAATCGGCAAATGTGGTTGCCGACGGATTCACTGATCCCGCTCCAAGTTCGTTAGACGTAATGCCTTGAGAGCGAATCTTCAACTTCCCTGCTGCAACTTCAAGCGTAGTTCCAATGATAGCGTCATCAGTCATCGTGGTCTCGTCGATGATGTTATTCATCTTCGTGCTAGTGATCGTGTCAGTAGCAGTGAAGGTGTAAGTTGTATTTACCGCGCCCATGATTTACTTCTGTGAGAGAATTTGTCTGTTTGTTACTGATCCAGCAACCTTAATGGAGTTCACCTTGGGTGAACCAACCGTTCTTGTCAAGATCATTGTGCCTGTATAGCCTCGAATTCCACCAAGCCTGCACCTAATGCCAGCTGTTTCCGCTTCACCAACACTACTAGGAGCTAATATAGTGCCGCCAAGGAACTGTGTGGTAGTTCCGATCTCAGAAGCGTTGTCTGGATCTTCAGATGCGAAGGCAATCATATACTCACCAGTTTCTCCAGCGAGGTTCTGCATGACAATCTGTGCGTCAGTAAACCTTTTGCGCTCCATCGTCTTTAAATCATACCCGCGAGTGGTTAATGACGAGTTAATGGTTGGCGTCACAATTGATGTTCCCACGTTTGATACGCTAAAACGATCAACTGAACTATCAACAGCCTCAAGTTGGTGCAGTCCACCGTTTGCCGTCACTGCGTAGATGTTGTTTCTTACACCCGCACTGCCCAGAACGAAGTTTTCGATCAGGAACCGGGAGTCTCCAAAGGTATCCAATGACTCCCAACCTTTGTTGAGAAAGTTAAACACAAGAATCGAGTTGTTTCCTCTGGCATCATTAGCTCCGGCAACGGAATCAAGTGGAACGGCAAGGTAGTATCGGTTGTCAAACAGCACTCCTACTGATTTGTCAGCGTAATCTTTGTTAATCCGATCAATATACGGCTGAATATTTTTGGAAATTGGCTCATCAGCCCCACGGAGGTTGTAATCGTTGAGGAATTCAATGCCATAGACTCCATCGTCAGACAAAAACATCATTACATTCCCGCGCATGACAACAGATTTTCTAGCCAAGCACCCAATCTCAGAGGTAAGCTCTTTAACCGTAACATCCAGAAGGCTCCCAAGCGTTCCTTTAACAATATGTAGGCTGTTTCTGTTTAAAACAATCAGTGCATCGTCATAAAACCCATGCATTCCAACCACATAGTCCGCAGTTCCACCACTGATACGGAATTGATTCTCGATTTGATCAAAGGTAGTGGTGTCTAGAATATCCGATACGGATATTTCATCAGTAATCTTACGACTTGTATAAGTGGGAGCATTGTATGGTCCCGATTGCTTGTAGTAATACGGAACCCATAAACGTCTTTGAAAGTGAACTCCCCATGGCGCTCCGGGCTGATGCATAAACCCGCCTCCGGCACTAAATTGACCGCCAACTTCAATCTGTAACGAACTGCGTAATGGCTTAATAGCCGTCGCTCCAGTAGTTATTAAATCGTATTTCATTTGTGACAGGATTGGCGTCTGATACGTTACAGACGTAGATCCAGCCACAACAAAGGAAAGCTGATTGCTGTTTACCCGTGTAAAAAAACGATTTCCATTCAGAATGCTATCGGCCCCAGTAAATCCGCTGATTTCAGCCCATCCATTATCCGCAAATCCATGAGAGTTGATCGTAATTGTAATTATTCCACCAGACGCCCACGATGCGGCAGTGGCATTCAATGGAGTCGGAATGGTATAGTATGGCAACGCTGCTGTTGTTGTATAGGTAAACACATCCCCACTAATACTTGTTACAGTCTGGGTTCCATTTGGCGGGGTAGTCCCTGCATGGATTCCAGTCAGTCCAGCAACGCTAATTGAGTCGCTTACTGCAAAGGCGTGACCTTTTACGTTCGCAGTTACGGTAGTTCCGATTTGATATGCAGATACGATGTCTTGCGTGAAGTTTGGAACTGGAGCGTAAAATTTAACTTCAGTTAATGATGCACTTTCAATATAAAGCTGTTTGCCGATTAGCAATTCAAACTCTGGTATTGTGCATTCATAGACAGAAACAATATCCCCTTTCTTCAGGGTAAGATTGCCATCAACACTGACTGTCACCAAGCCGTCCAATGCCGTAATGGCGAGGCCGTTTACATTGAAAATTTGTGGTTGAGTGTATTCGCCACCCGGAGATAGGGTGAAACCATCAGTAGCAATTGCCGAATCAACACCAAAAACCTGCGTCTGACTTGATGTGAATTCGTATATGAACGAGTCTTCGTCAACAATTGACTTCACCAAGAATGTTCCATTAGCAGGAGTTCCGCCAGTAAGTCCGCTTACAGTAATTGTCGCGCCAACCGAAAGCCCATGATCACGAACGTTTATGATTACGTCTACGCTGCCTGCTTGAGACGCAGATAGCACTGGTCTTCCATTGGGATACCACTCAAACGCCTGTTGCCCGTCACGGAACAGCATGATCTTGTCGAACAACTGGATCATCTCGGTGCTTGCACCCAAAGCCTGCCCAATCGGGTAAGGGATGTCAGTAATGGCAAACGTAGCTAGATCAACCTTCTTGGCGACGGTATCCAGTGCAACAATGATATACTCCTTATTCCCGGTATTGGGATCGCTGAACAGGCATGAAGCCCTTACGTTGGCGTTTGCCGTGTCGTTAATCTGCATCTGGGACAGTGTGCCATCCACATCAGTTGGCGCGGTAGTCACTCCTGCAATCGTGTAGTCGAGCGTATCAGCATCAAAGTAGGTTAGCTCATAGCTGCCATTAAACGAAGCGTCCAATCCAGCAATCGTAGCCCAACCCGAAGTCCCAGCCCCAAACCCATGTCCAGTAACCGTAAGGCGCACCGTCCCAGTAACCGGAACCGTAACATTGGAAATCGTCTTCGCCACATCAATCAAATAGAACGGCAACTGCAACGGAGTCTCACCAGTAGTCAACGCACTGGTCTTTTCTACAATCCCTTTGCGGGGCCTCCAATATCCCTCCATCCGCCCATTCAGCGACTCCCTAACCTCACCCTCTTGGAGTTGGTTGGACTGAAGCCTTTGGTTAACGCCTGTGAATCCACGATCCGTGTCCTCACCACTAGCCTCACCACTCTGGGCAAACTGGGACATTAAACGTAGTAAACGATAACCACACCGGACGTAAGCACCACGGAACTGAAGTTACCTCCAATACCCAAGCCAGCAGGCAAGGTGATGGTCTGCAACCGCGATGCTCCAGTGATGTTCCCAGACGCACTCGCCACAGTGGACAGCACAGCGTCATTCACAACCTGAATCCACCGGATGTTACCAGTATACGTAGTGGCAGCAGACGAAAGCACAATGCCTCCACCTTGGCCTTGAAGGTCGTAACTAATAGAACTAGCCATAATAATATAAAGTATCACCAACGCAGAACACGCCAGTTCCAGCACAAGCTACTATATTATAGCATATTGTCAAGCATATCGTTATAGGCCCCCTTTACGCATTTTTTGTCTGGCAACCTTTTCGTTCCGGCGTTGCACCTGACGCTCTAGCGTAACCCCCCCGCCCCCATACCTTAGTTCCCCGCTAATGTATTGCGCCTTAACCTTACCGTCCCACTAATGTATTGTTTAAACGATCGTTTGAATTGCTCGTTTAAATCATCTGTCCAACCGTCGATCTTTCCGTCGATCTTGTTACCGCATGCCGCTTGCATTAGCCACTTCATTGCGTCCGTTCATTCCCCATGCCAAGTGCCATGTTAGGGAGGTGATAGATGAAAAGAGCTTTGAATTGTCCGCCCGCTAGTCAGCCCCATAATCGATGCAAACGCCTCAGAATCAATCGTGGTGCAATTGTGGATAAATTGTGGAAAAAGAAAAAGGTTGACCAGTTTCGACGATGTTAGGTATAATCCTTGCAGGAAGCAAGAAAGAGACAAGCCGATGTTAGTACGGAAGGAAGCACGTTGGCTCAAGACCATATCGAAGCGAAGCGAAGATTGAACAAGCCTGCCAAGCCATTGATTCGCATTAACCCCTAGCTCACTTATCGTATATCGTAGCGACGCGGAGATTGCACAGGATACTCAAGCCTAGGGATAGCATACGCGTTAGGTTTATTTATTGGCGATGGGGAATGGATTTTATGACTGCTTTCATTCTATGACCGTTTGCATTGTCCTTTGTCCTTAGGCTCTGAGCTTGGCTTGATCTTCATAATACCATGAAACAATAGGCTAGAGACTATAAGGTAGCTAGCTTGGGTTGTGAGCTTGGTTCTTTACCTCTTTAGGTTCTTACTTTCCTTGGAGGCTGGCGCGAGGAGCATGGCTA